GAGCTAGGTAGTGGCCGGTCAAGGCTAGAGGTTCTGGATAACTTAGGCGTCAGGCCGGTACAGATCGCTCCGCAACTTAACGTAGACGATGGCATCCAGGCGGTCAGGTCTATGCTTGATCTTTGTTACTTCGACAAGGATAAGTGCGAGAAGGGCATCGATTGTCTAAGGCAGTATCGCCGGCAGTACAATGAGTCGATGATGGTCTGGAATGAACGGCCTTTGCACGACTGGACATCACACTGCGCGGATGCATTCCGCTATCTCGCTATCGGGTATAGGAAGACCTCAGACTGGGGTGAGCCTATCCGTAGGAATCTTGCAGGCATTGTCTGATATAATTGGGGCTTCACATTGGAGGCTCTATGGCTCTGCTGTCTGCATTAACTAAAGCTGTCGATGAATTAGTCCAGTTCGGTTACCCGCGTGAGGTAGCAGAGCGTATTGTGGATGGCACGCTTGATATGCGGACTGACGCCATTATTGAGCGACAGCAAGATATGTTTCCTACCACAGCTTTTCATGGTGGTGGGGATGATATTCGCGTAGTAGACCCTAACAGAGTCACAAGCGGTAAGACTGCTAACACTGGCTTTTTTATGTCCAGCTCGCCTGTTAATGCGGCTAGTTATGCAGATCGCGCCGGCAATATCATGCCTCTCGCTGTTGATACGCGCGGCTTTGATGTTGTAAATGCTGGCGGTAACGAGTGGAACCGCATTGTAAATCCTGATTACCTCTTAGGCGGCGAGCGATTAGCAACTTTTGGAGAGCTGCCCGGCTATCGAGGAACGATGGAGCCTGATAGAGGTATTTTTGATCTCAATGTAGTGCGTGATTTTGATACTGATGAGTTAGCTAGGACAGCGCGTAGATTCAAATCGCCCGGCTTAATTGTCAAAGACGTTCAAGACATCGGCCCTAACTACAAAGCTTTTGACCCTGCGTTTGAGGCAATGACAGGCTTGAAGCTAGGCGATGAAGGCTATCAAGAAGCATTAGATCGATTTAGCGCAGATACGATTGTTGCGTCTGATCCTACTCGCGTCCGCTCCCTGTTTGCCGCATTCGACCCTGAATATAAAGGCTCTAATATTCTCGGCGGCACAGCAGCAGGGGCGCTAGGTTTAACAGCGTTGATGGCTCCAGAAGAGGCAGAGGCTGGCGTAGTAAAGACATTCGGACGGGCTTTCGATCCTCGCTTTGATCCTCGTGTTAAAGAGCAGGAGAAGTTACGAGATACCACGTATACGATAGAGGAGCGTGGAACGCAGGACGCACCTCGCATACCGCTTTCTGACTTAGAAGGCCGTCCATTCGTAACGACTATGTCAGATCGCACGCAGGCTGGCGGCTTGCTAACAGGCATTGACGACGTGGCTCTTGATAGACCGATTAACCTACAAGGCGGTCAGGGCTTTATGTTCGAAAATCCCGGCATGGTATGGGCATCAGCTCCTGGTGTTGTTAATCAGATTATGCGTGCAGCGTCTGAAGTAGGCGACAACCCTGTTTACCTACCGTTCCGTATGGCTCCTACAGGCGGCGACTTTGCCACCATGACAGGTGAGACCATGCTCAGTTTTGCGTCTAGCAATATGAATAAGACGCAGAAGAAAGCGCTCGATAAGGCAATTAAGGACTACGAAAGCGTTGGCTCAATGGTTAAAGGTAAGCGTGTAGGCGCTGGGCTTAAGATTAAAGGCTGGAAAGGCGTCGATGATCCTAGCTCTGTTGAGGTGTGGCGCAATACGCCAGATACCTTGCGTAAAGAGCTTATGAACATGATGGACGTGCAGTTCCGTGACCAAGGCGGCCTCAGCATCGGGCAAGCGCGTTTGGCTGTAACTGAGCCGGGTCAGGCAAATGCATTAGACGCGCAGATACAAAACATTGGCGAGATATTCACGGGTAAGGATGTCGTGCAGGCTAGTGGGCATCCCTCGTATCCAGCAGGCGTTCCCGGTCAAGGCTTAGGTCGTACTGATCAAGAGGTCAATATTTTTGAGCTGTTAACTGATGCACGTTTCGGCGGTCAGCAAAAGCCTGTTGGCGATCCGCTAAAACCAACTGCGCAAGAGATACGTGCGTTGCAGATGAAGCCTTACACAGGTCGTATTACGGAAGACACACTGAAGGCATTAGAGGCTCGTGGTGTCGAAATAGGCTCTGCCGATCCACGTTTATTAGCAGCTCTGGCAGCAGGCTCAGGCGCAGGCACGCTCGCACTGCAGGATGAACCCGTCGCAGATACAGCAGCGAGATTAAAAGCAGAAAGTGATACTAGCGGTGCTTATGCACCACGTAGCGGCTTGTTGCAAGACGTCACCATGGCCGCACGAGACCTCGAAAGACGGCTAGAAGGTAGCCCAGCATCATTACTATTCCCTAGTGGCTACATACAGCATTTAGAAGAGTTCAACCGGCCTTATGAGCGCTCTACCTACACAGGTGCGCTGTTAGGTGCGTTAGATTTCCTCTGAGGTGATATAATATGGCTACACCGAGAAAAGGTAAGGCAAAGGTAAAGGTTACGGCCTCCGGCAAAAAAGTCTCGTATGGGCAAGCTGGAAAGGCCAAGGATGGCAAGCCGCGAGTACGGCCCGGAACCAGTAAAGGCGATGCCTATTGTGCGCGCTCCGCTGGTCAGATGAAGAAACACCCGAAAGCGGCTGCCAATCCTAATTCACCGCTTAGGCTTTCACGAAAGCGCTGGAAGTGTTCTGGCACTAAGTCGAGGAGAAAGTAAATGGCATGTGGTTACGGTAAGAAGAGAAAGGGGAAGAAACGTGGCAAGTAAATTTAAACCCTGTGCAGGCTGTCCAACACCAACTCTCTGTCGTGCTAGTGGTAAGTGCAGAGCCAAGAAGCGAGGCAAGGGCTATGCCAAGTAAGCGAGGGTTATACGCCAATATTCACGCCAAGCGTAAGCGCATCAAGGCCGGCTCTGGCGAGAAGATGCGCAAGGCTGGTGAGAAGGGCGCTCCTACAGCTAAAGCATTCAAGAAAGCCGCTAAGACAGCCAAGAAGGTGTCGAAGCAAGGCAGGAGTCGTAAGTAGTGGCATTATCTAATTACTCAGAGCTGAAAAGCTCCATTGCTGACTTCCTTAACCGTGATGACCTGACATCGGTGATACCGACGTTCATTGCACTGGCGGAGGCGGCATTTGCGCGTGATCTACGTCATTACAAGATGGAAAACCGGGCAACTGGGACTATCGATAGTCAGTACATGACCAAGCCTAGCGATTGGCTAGAGACCATCCGCATCAATATTACGACTGCGAATACACGGCCTCTCGATCTAATCAGCTCACAGGCTATGGTCGATAAGCGGGCTAATCACCTTGATACGACAGGTATCCCGAGGTACTACAGACACTCCGAGAATCAGTTTGAATTCTTCCCTTCGCCTGACGGCAGTTACGGGGTAGAGCTACTGTATTATCAGCGTGTACCAGCGTTATCTGACTCCAACACAACTAACTGGCTGCTTACTGAAGCGCCAGATGCCTATTTGTACGGCGCGTTGGTTCACTCCGCACCCTATCTTTCGGACGACCAGCGAACGGCTGTATGGGCGCAAATCTTTGGTGCTGCAATGCAGCGACTTAATCAATCATCAGACGAGGCAGTCTATTCGGGTAGCGGCCTTGTTATGCGTAACAGGGGGCTTGCATGAGCTTTACTAACTACCTAGAGACTGAAATTCTCGATCACGTATTCGGCGGTAACGCTTATACAGCTCCAGGCACTCACTATCTTGCTTTGTACACAGCGGCTCCTGGCGAAACCGGCGGCGGCACTGAATGCTCCGGCACTAGCTATGCACGCACCGCTGTGACCTTCACCGTATCTGGTAATGAGGCGACTAACAGCGCGGCTGTTGAGTTTCCTACTGCCGGTAGTAACTGGGGTACGATCACACACGTAGGTGTATTCGATGCGGCATCCAGCGGTAATCTTATGGCCTACGGCACTCTAACTGCATCAAAGGCAGTGGAAAGCGGAGATGTATTTCGTGTTCCTGCCGGCGATCTTGATATCACCTTAGACTAATGCTTTACGGCCAGTGGAAATACGGCTATGCCGCGTATTCCACAGCGGATTTAGAGAATGCCGCTAGTTTAGGGCCGGCCACATCTTCTACCGTAGTAGCGGGTCAGCGCGTTAGATTGGCTTCTAGCGCAATCGCAGCTACTTCTACCGCCGCTTGTAGTGCTGGAGTCATACGTCAAGTAGCAAGCGTTATATCGGCGTCTACGACGACTGCGGCTACCGGCGCACGCACATTCAGTGGTGCATCGGCAATCGCTGGTACGGCTACAAACACAGTATCTGGTGCAAGGACAAGGAATACTGCGTCTGCAATAGCTGCAAGTGGTATAATCAGCGTTACAGGTGTGGTGGTCGTTCGCGGCTCGCTGTCAATC